CTGATGCGCAAGCGCGTTTCGCGCTACATGGAAGGCAGGTTGTGCCCGGCCTGCCACGGAAAGCGCCTGAAGCCGGAAGCGCTTTCGGTCACCTTTGCCGGCGTGGATATCGGCGAGTTCATGCGGCTGCCACTGGACCAGTTGGCGGACCTGCTGGAGCCCATCGCGCAGGGCGATTTCAGCGCGCACAGCCGCGGCGCACGTACCAGCGGCAGCGCCACGAAACGCGATCGCACGCAGCGGGCTGCAAGCGGTCGCCCTGTCCACGCTGGAGCCCCCGACGTGCGGCTGACCTCGGCCCTGTCGGAAGAGAAGCGCCTGGCCGCGCAGCGGCTGGCAGGCGGCGTCATGGCGCGCGTACACCAGCTGCGAGGCCTGGGCCTGGGATATCTCTCGCTGGATCGCGCCACGCCAACATTGTCGGCCGGCGAACTGCAGCGCCTGCGGCTGGCCACGCAGCTCAGCTCATTGCTGTTTGGCGTGCTGTACGTGCTTGATGAACCCTCGGCCGGCCTGCACCCCGCCGACAGCCAGGCGCTGTACGACGCGCTGGACCGGTTGCGCGACGGCGGAAACTCGGTGTTCGTTGTCGAGCACGACCTGGAGCTGATGCGCCGCGCGCAGTGGCTGGTGGATGTTGGCCCGGAGGCGGGTGAGCACGGCGGGCGCGTTCTCTACAGTGGCGAGCCCGACGGCCTGCGCAAGGTCCAGGAATCGCGCACCGCGCGGTATCTGTTCGACCAGGTGCCTGCGGCCGCCAGCCGGCAGCGCAGCGCCAACAGCTGGCTGGAACTGAAGGGCATCCACCGCCACAACCTGCAGGGTGTGGATGCGCAGGTGCCGCTGGGGCTGCTGACCGCAGTGACCGGCATTTCGGGGTCGGGCAAATCCAGCCTGATGGCGCAGGCACTGCCCGAGCTGGTGCTGCTGCACCTGGGGCATGAGCCCGAGGACAACAGCGCCGAGAGTGCGCCCAACGACGCGCCGACCGTGATCGAAGCGACCCGGGGCCGGTTGGCTGGCGATGTGGACGCCATCCAGCGGGTAGTGCAGGTGGACCAGAAGCCCATCGGCCGCACCCCACGCTCCAACCTGGCCACCTATACCGGGCTGTTCGACCACGTGCGCAAGCTGTTCGCCGCCACGCCCGCCGCGCGCCGTCGGCGTTTCGATGCCGGCCGTTTCTCGTTCAACGTGGCCAAGGGCCGATGCGAGATCTGCGAAGGCGAAGGTTTCGTCAGCGTCGAACTGCTGTTCATGCCCAGCGTCTATGCGCCGTGCCCCACCTGCCACGGCGCGCGTTACAACGAGGCCACGCTGAAGGTGCTGTGGAATGAGCGCAACATCGCCGAAGTCCTGCAGATGACGGTGGACCAGGCGCACGCGTTCTTCATCGACGAAGAGGCCATTGCCCGTCCGCTGCAGCTGCTGCAGGAAATCGGACTGGGGTACCTGCGGCTGGGCCAGCCGGCCACAGAGCTTTCAGGCGGCGAAGCCCAGCGCATCAAGCTGGCGACCGAGCTGCAGCGCAGCCAGCGCGGGCGCACGCTCTACGTACTGGACGAACCCACCACCGGCCTGCATGCATCGGACGCGGACAGGCTGCTGGTGCAGCTGCAGCGACTGGTGGACGCGGGCAATACGGTGGTGATGATTGAACATGACATGCGCGCGGTCGTGCAGGCGGACTGGGTGATTGACGTCGGGCCTGGCGCAGGCGCTGCGGGCGGCACCATCGTGGCGAAGGGAACGCCGCAACAGGTGGCGCGCGCCAAGGGCAGCAGGACGGCGCCGTTCCTTGCGCGGGAGCTGCGGCAGGGTAGGTGAGCCGGTGGCGTCGCCGGGGTTGTACTGCTACTTCTGCACGCCACACCGCTCATCCTCAGGCACATCGCCAGCAAGCGTCAGTAGCAGCCGATCCTGCAGCGTAGGCTCCTGCACGCCAGACAGGACCTGCTCCAGATAGGTCAACGGCACCAGTGACCACTGCAGCGTGGCCTGCAGGGGGTAGATCGCAGGCGCCCGTTGCTCGGTGCCCAGCGCAACCCGGATCAGCAGAAGCGGCGGCTGCCTCTCCACGTGCAGCACCGGCACACCCTTGCACAGGATCTGGAAGGAAGCCGAAGCGGGCGTCCCCTCCAGGAACTCGAAGCCCTCCCGCGCCCGTGCCTCTGCGAATCGAAATGCATGGCGGCGCAGCGTCCAGAATGTCTCAACGGGTACATCACGGTACGCGAGCACTTCCGGCTCAACAGGCTCTGGCAAATGCATCTGTACTGCAACGACCAGCGCCAGAAAGAGCACCCACATCACCCCGTGGCGCACCTTCATTTCAGGCCCCTCCGAGGTGATCCTTCAGTCTGCCGGCTGCAGCCGTTCGCTTGCGTGCGCTGCCAGCCCAAGGCCGGCCATGATCAGCCCTTCCATCACCCGGTCGCCGACATATTGCTCCGGCTCGCCGTTCTGACGCGTGCGTTCTGCCGCCAGCAGCACTTCCAGCACCACGCGCAGGCCTGTCAGCGAGCAGTCGGCATCGGCCAGCGCCATCTGCCGGCCACGCAGCTGATGCCGCTCTGGCCAAGGCTGGCCGTTGGCGGCCACGCCCGAGCCGATGCTGTGCAGCAGCGCGATGAGGGTGTTGGGATCTACGGCAGGCCCGGCCGAGGGTGCCTCGTGGATGGGCTGTGGGGCAGGGGAGTAGGGCGTGGTCATGGCGGGGCTCCTTGCGTGCAGGCAGAAGCCGCCACCGATAAAGGTGGCGGACGATGCGTGGCTCGAAATCCGGTCTACGCTGGAACCGGTGGGCACGAGGCCCCCACGCACCGCCCGCCATAGCCGGCAGACGGATTGCCAGCCGGCACCACGCCGAGGTGGTGCCGACTGGCAAGCGTAAACATCAGCATAGAACCGGGATTTCGAGCCCCGACCACCGGTGTTAGGTGGCACGGAAAGAATTACGCCCGGTTGCGCGCGATGCCAATACAGTAAGGGCAATGCCGTCACCGTTTTCGACGTTTTCAGAATCGTTGTATGGCGGGGAAGGGCGCTAGAGGCTTGGACTGCAAGGGCTGCCGGCGGTGCCGATTGGCCCGCATATTTCGTGCTGGTACCGACATGCTCTGACCGGGAGTAGGGCAGACGCGACAAATGGATGGATGGGGCGAACCCTCGATGCCCCTTTTAGGTCTGCCCCTATCCGCTGCAATCAGAGTGCACTGCGTGGCTGACGCCACGCTCCACGCCATGGCACTATCCGGGATGCGTCAGGGGCGCTTGAAAGGGGGAGTACATGGAAAGTACGCAAAAAGGACTAACGATGGCCGATGTGGCTAGCTGGGGTTCGGCTGTCGTCACGTTTGGCCTGATTCAAGGCGCGCTCTATCTGAAGGCGTACTGGGGCCACTTTGGCCTTGATCCCTTTCAGTTCGTTGCCGTGAGCGAACTGGCCTTGGCCGGCCTGGCAGGCATCGGCATGGTGTTGTTTCTGATGCTGGTGGCCTTGCTGTTTAGCGGCTGGGTCGACGTGAAGCTGACGAGCGGAGCCTCCAAAAGCAAGCGGTTCGCCTGGCTGGGTCCAACGATCTTCTTCACTGGGCTAGGTGCGCTGCTTTGGTGGTCGAACGCGTGGCCTGTGCTGATAGGGCTTTTTCTGACCATCATCTGTGCGCTGGCCGTGCATCTCTCGCCAGTGATACCAACCGCCGTGAAAGAATCCCCTTGGCTGATCTATGCCTTGGTGATGCTGGTCTATGTCTCGATAGTGTCAAGCATGCTTGGTTCCGAGCATGCCGAGAAGATTTCGTCTGGGGGCGGCAAGCACGTGACGGCTGTGACTGTCGATGGACAGGTGCAGGGTGGCCTGAGCCTGATTGGTCGTCTTGGTGATAGCTATGCGCTGTGGGACCCGGCGCGGAAGGCTGCCGTCCTTGTGCCTGCTGGCGATGTTGGCAGAATGGAAATTGTGCGAAAGAGTGTGATGGCTGTCCCAGCAACCCATTAGGACTGGATTTCGGAAAGCGTCAAGCTGGGATTTGCGGCGCACTTCAGCGCGGGGAAAAGCGACAAGGGATGAATATCGAGGGTAGAGCGGATGTCCGCTTTTGGTCACCACCCTCCGATTGGGAGTGCCATTAGTCGCTAGATGCTCCGACTATGCATTACCAGCCCAAGGCAAGCATCGGCGGGGGAGGGCACGCCGTCCGAACATGCCCCATTGAGTTTAGAAGGAGCGGCTGGCCCGTGAGGGACCAATTCACTGAGTGGCCGCAGTTTTATCTGCGCTAGCCGATTAAGGAAACGGAAAAGGGAATAAATCCAAGTTCTCTGGGTACTTGTCAGCGAACACGAACTGACGCCACGCGCGGAGCGCGAACTCTCTAGGGTTTTCCACCACTTCTGTAGCGGCATGGTGCGCCGCGCTTCTTTCCTCCGCAGTTGCTGAGGCCATTGCCAATGTGGCTGCGAGCCTGGCTATCCGCCGTGCTCGCTCCATTGAGGAAATCTTCTCCGTGATCCTCCCCTCAAAAAGTTGGACAAAACAGCTTCTGTGCGTTGTAAAAAAATAGATCTGCTTGGAAGACCCGAACGAATTCAGAGCCCATCTCGCCTTAGTTAGTGAACGGGTCTTGTAGAACTCGATATAGAATTCAGTATAGTCGTTCAGAAGTTGGGAATCTTCAATCGTCTCTGGCGGGCCAACTAAAGCGAAGAAGGGAGCACGAGTGGTATTGAGAACAGTTCGTGCCATGTGACCACCTGAGCAGGCGGCGACGGTAACCACCAGCCATCCCTTCATCGCGTCATTGATCTTGGCCAACGGTAGCGAGAGATCAGGCCAATCGATCAAGTCGTCATTCGTAAGTTGGAGCCCGTTTTCGTCGCCGTGGGCTTCAATATGGAGTATTGGGTGATTTCCAGCAGCTGCCGACTGGAGCACATCATTCAAGCAGTCACTGAACTCCTTCAGGCTTTTCGGGGTGAGGAGCTTGACCTGAAGCTGCCTCTTGAGGGCTGTATCCCTATTTAGTATCTCGCTAGCCAAGAGACTCCCAGTGTTCAGGTCACCCGGCCTCAGTGACTCAATAATCCATATCTCATTTCCCATAACTTCCCCTTTTATGTGGAATCTCAGCCACTTAATAGCCAACGTTTAGCTTCTGCCTTGGCATAGTCAGACAGAGCTACTGGATGAATCAGCCGCTCGAGGCGCGGACATGTTTGCGCGCGCCAAGAATCTGGCAGGCCAGCCTTTGATGACGGGAGCTAAAATATTGACGATGCAGCTTAACTGACGACTTGGAAGATTTATCGAGGGTAGGATGCTATGGCAAGTGTTTTGAATCACGCACCCTTGCCTCGCGAACCCACTGATTTGCGTGTTCATTCGTCGAAATCCTGCAAGAGAGTGACACCCCAATCTAAAGCGGCTGCTGAAGATCTATTACTCGGATAACCGCCTGAGGGAACAGATTCCTCTGAATGATCGCCGCCCGGACAGCCTCAACATCGGGAGCAAAGATCACCACGGCCAGGTCTTTCACCGCGCGGGAGCAGCAAACGTAAAAAAGTCTCCGGGTTCGATCAAGGACAGACTCTTCCCCTGCAGCAATGTGCTCTTCGTCCCTCTCCGACAAGGGCGTGTAGCCAAAGTATTTCCCGTAAGAGTACTGTCGGTAGTTGGCCTCTTCATCATCGATGACAACCAGAACGCGCTCGAACTGAGAGCCCTTTACGCCGTGATGGGTCGCAAAGGGTGATTCCTCGGCAAAGTACCTCCGATAGGCCCATAGATCCTGGACCCCACAAGCGATGAAAGCTCGAACGTTCTCGTAACCGCTGCTACCGTCGTTCTGCGGATCGTCGGCCAGATGGGCCACGAATCGATCATCGAGTCTGAGCAGTTCGCTATCACGAACATGCTTCAGGATGTCCGAGATGATTGCCTGTGACCCTTCCGCAAGCAGCTCGACGAGCGTCCGAACCGCTTGCTGCAGGTCACCGAGGACCCTCGCAGTATCCTGTCCGCTTAGCTTGCCCGGTTCAAGTTTCGGACTCACGCTGCGCAAGATGGAAATTACATTGAAGCTTTCGCCCGATTGCTCGGAAACAACAAGCGGAAGTATGTGCTGAATGAAGGGCCGTAGCGGCCACGCTGTTCCATCGCTGAGACCTTCACTAAGGCTCATGGGAGCGCGGTCATTGAGTGCTGCGTACAGGCCGGGGAAGCCGAGTCGGCTCGCTGCCATGCGGTGAACCAGGACGAGCAGACGCACCTCGCTCTCGCGCGCGTCACTCAGCCACTGCGCGTCACCTGTCTGCTGGGAGATCCACTGCCTGACGGCCGTCAGACGGGCGGTACGATCTCCGTCGGAGGGTAATACGAAAAGGTTGCAGGTCCCGGCAACCGGTTGCTCTTGACCATCGACGACTTCCGTCCGGCCACGGGTCTGCTCTAGACCGTCACCTTGGGCTCGAATAGCATTGATGACGTCGAGCACTGTTCTCGGACACCTGAAGTTCTCAGGTTTAGTAATCTCCGCCCAGTCTTCGCCGAGCTCGATGGGACCAACTCCGCTCATGTAGATCCGTTGCATCGGATCTCCGAAGAAGCCAACGCACAGCTTGGGATGCTCAGCGGCGATCATCTGTATTGCCTTGACAACATCCGGATTGGTGTCCTGACTTTCATCAACGAAGATGTAGGGAAAGCGCGCCACGATGACCTTTCTCAGCAGAGGATGCAAGGCGATGCAGGCAGGCGCGAGCTTCAGTATATCGTCATGACCAAGAATGCCCTCGGCGTAACTGCTTCCGGTTCTGTAATCGAACCTCTCAACTTTATGTACTTCTGCAAGTTCGGCCTCAAGATCCGCTATTTCCCGCTCAAGGCGATCCCTGGTGTTCTTCTGAGCCCTGGGCTTATTAAAGTGTTCGCGCCGCTCTGCGATCTTCTCCTTGATGCGATCCTGAACCCAGACGAGGATGTCTGAATGGAATGGCCTGACTATTGACCAAAGAAAGCTGTGAATAGTGGAGATGTGGAACAGAGACGATACACCTACGTCTTCAGATATCTCACCCACGGCTACTTCGGTGTAGGTAATGCACGCGACCTTCTGCCCGGCGAGACGCAGGGCAGCTCCACGTGTCTCGCCTAGGTGAGCAAGCGCTTTGATGAGCGAAGTGGTCTTGCCCGAACCTGCACCCGCCACCACGACGAAAGAGCGAGGTGGCTCTCGATCAAGGCATGCTCGGACCTCCAGATCGGCCCTCGTGTCGGGACTTCCGATTCGGCTTGTCATTCCAGCACCGCCGCTTCGTCAGGGATCGGGTCGGTCTGGGGCTCGTTGCCACCGGGATTACCTTCATCTGATTCGGGTGGGGCGATCTCCATCTCGAGCCAAGTTAGCCCTTCAGCTATGTAGGCAGGCACCAACCATTTTTTCGGATCCTCTGCCAACAGGCCAAGCGCAAAGTCGGTCTTACTGAAGCTCTTGCTCTGAACACGCTTGTGGATGTGATCGGCGAGGGTGCTCAGATCCTTGTCATTGGCCTTTGGAATGCGAAGGCCAAGCGGCTTTCCATCTTTGCCTTGGGACCATTGGAGGTTCTCGAGTGCGAATGCTTCCTCCAAAGTGCGTCCTGCAAGCATCTGGGTTTCCTTGCCCCAGGAAACCTTGGTTCGGCACTGGTAGGCGACCCGCACAAGAGAGTCTCCCTCCACCGTCCTCGCCTGAGTCTTCTGTTCAGCCGTTGCCTGCCAAAGTGCAGCCACTGTGCCGACCTTGGGGAGCCACTGAAGCAGCGTCTGATTGGAGGTTGCAGCACCTACGTGGCCGGCGATGCACGCCTTTCCAGGTTTTCCCACAGCTCCTGGTTCGCCTTCCTCGTCGTCCTCATCCTCATCCTCATCTCCACGCCCCACCAAAGCGCCCTGAACCTCTTCGGCACCTAGCGTCGGCGGTGCAGCACCGACAGCCTCGCCGCCAGCAAGTGCTATTGGACCAAATACGCTGTCGAGATCAGTGATGATGAGGGTCGTGAGGCCGAGGAAGTCAATCAGGGACTTGAATCGGTGGCCGAAGGCTCCGCCGATCTCCAGCACTGTGAGGTAGGTCGACTGCAGCCGCGGCGCGGCTTTCTCGATCATTTGCGGCAAGAGCAGCCTTTCTACGTTGCCCTCCACAAGTACGGCACCGTCGGCGAAGAAAAGATCGCAGTGAGCAAGCTTCAGGTAGCGCTCAAGAAAGGTGCGAACATCTGGCTCGGCACCGTTGTAAAACACAGAGAGGTTGAGAATCTCGGAAGTCGCCGCATGTTGTTCGCGACTTCGCCGGAAGTAGCGTATCGGACGGAAACCTCGCTCATAGAGGATATGAGTAGAGTGGGTTGTAACGACAATCTGGCTTGTGTGGTGCTTCTTGTCTTCATCGCTGAGCGCAAGAATGTCCATCACCTTTCGGATGAAGGCCTGCTGTAGCTGCGCGTGAAGGTGCGCCTCCGGCTCCTCGATGAATATCAAATGGACCGGGGGGCGATCCTCTTCGACAGCCAGCCACTGAGCATGGAGATCGAGCAGTTCTACCACCATGAAGATCAGATTCTTAAAGCCCAAGCCGTTGTATCTATCCGGCAACGTGGGTGGGTTTGGATTTCCGTCATCAGCACCTAGTGCGTAGTGCACCACTGCGCCGTCACGCCCACTCATGATCTGCACTGGATCGAGCGCAGAACGGATCATCATTCGTGGATTCGTTAGACCTGGGTAGCCAAGCTTGGAAAGACTCTTCAGCGTTGGCTCGAATACGTGTTCAAGGTGCTTATTGAGCGAGACCTCCGATGCGGCCAGTGCAGTCAAAGCCTCGATATCGTCGCCCTTCTGCTCAAGGTTGCGTCCATAGAAGCGACTAAGTACACGCGAGAGCTCCTCCGAGCGCGAGCCACCCTGTCCGTCGGAAAGATGCCGCTGGGCGTTGAGGAAATCGACTTGGAGAAGGCTCTTCAGGATATCCCGCCCGCTGCGCCCTTTCCCGCTCAGAGGAGCCGGAACATAGCCATCAGCGGCAACCATGTTGGGATCGAACATGACGGGATCTAGGACGAAGTACCGAAGCTCATATTCATCGTGAATCCGGCCGCGAAGAAACTCTCTAAGGTCGCGGGGAGACGGATCATACTTCGGCGTTCCATCCTCTTCCTTTGGTGTCGCGCCCAGAGCGCGCCGCCTTACTTCCGTATAGCGCGCATGAGTTGCTGTCGGGTTGATCGGCGCATAGGTAACGCGCATACCAACCAAGCTGCCTTGCCAGGAAAGGCTGGGAAGCAGATCGACGACGCGATGGACATCGTCTATTCCGATGTCAAACCAGATGTCCAACTCGGCTGCGGGTAACTGGTATGTAGCAAGACCGTCGCTTTCGCCGTAGGCAATGATGCCTGGCCAAAGATCGGAACTAAAGTCATGGATGTTGAAGCGGCCGCGGCCCCCGAACAGCTCCAGCGCGTGGCCAACTGATGTCTTTCCGCTGTTGTTAGAGCCTACGAAGATCGAGATGTCTAAGGCAAGGTCAATGACAACGTTTTTCAGCCGCCTAAAATTGCGGACAGCCAGCTTCTTCAGGTACATCCTGCACCCCATTCAACGTTTAACGTGGTATGTGTGCCCCGTTGGAGATGCGCGCCGACTCCTCGGCAAGGGCGCCCAAAGTCCGGGCTAGCATAATCCAGAACTCTTGGATGTGAGCGAGTCTTTTTACGTTTAGTTTGCGTCGCGGCAGCAGGCTATTTCTGCAGTCTCTTCCAGTCCGCGGGATTTGGCGTGGACTGCCCCCAAGCTGGCTTAGGGGGAAATGACGGGGCCGGTACATGGTATCGGGGGCGGGGTGGTCAGCCGTGGCTGTCTGGGGCTGCATGGGCCTGCTCTGCCTATACAACGGAAATGCCTGGGCGTTGCTGGCGATCCCGTCGCTCAGGTTGGGCCATTTCGACGTCGCCATTCCTCGCCTAGGGCGCGTGTTTTACGGCTACTACGTCGCCCATCTCGCGGCGCTTTCCCTGGGCGCTACGCTGCTCTCTTAGCAGGGGTCGTTGGGCAGATCCCGCCACCCCCCTTCGATTCGCTGAAATCGGCGACCTTCGATGCATCGTTCTCCTCCTTTCAGCGGACGCGCCTCCTGGACGGGTAGGGGGCGATCGAACCGAATTGCGCGCTGCACTTCCGCAACTTCTGCAGCCGCTTGAGCTTGCAGCTGTCTTGTCTGCCTGTCCATTTCAGCATTGAAGTCGGCCTGTTCCTGCGCGGTCATTGGCCTTGTCAGTTCGCGCGTCATCGCTGCTGCTTGCCGCCGAGCATTCCATTCGATCAGGCCCATGACTATGGCGACCAGCAAAACAGCGCCCACGGCGATGTAGGTCCAGGCCGATGCTCTTTCCGAGTGTTGAGGAGCACGCTGCCGTTGGTTTCGGAATTGGACCTCTTGCAGATCCGGCGCACTGAAAGTCGGTTCTTGTCTGTCGCGTTCCATACGGCCCCCAAGGCATCTTGCGCTCATTCTAGCCGGTGAGAACGGTTCTCACCGGGGTGTGGGAGCGGCGCCCCTACGGAGGAGTCGGGTCACGCGATGGCTTATCCGTCTACCCCACCAGTTCCTAACGCATACTTGGCCACCGCCACCTAGCATCCCTAACGGACGATTGCTATGGACAACGATCGATTGGCAAACATAGCTCCGCAGCACCGCGATTACTTCGAGGCGCTTGAGACACGCGTCAGTCAGGCGCACTGGGATTTCGTTGAGTACCGGACAATGTTCTATGAAGGCACTGACGTGGCCCTGCTCAATGCGACGGCCCCTCACTTTTTCAGTATCGTCCGGCGTGCATTGATTGTTTCCATCTTCACGTGCATTCGAGCACTTACGGACCCGGCTTTATCCGGGCGCAATGAGAACCTGTCGCTGCTTGGACTCGCATCTCGGCTAGCTCAGTCGGACCATCCGTTGGCAGACGCATTTTTGGCAAGGGCCAAGGATTACGTTGCGAGCGCGAAGCCGGTATATCTGGCTGTGAGCAAGAAGGTCGCGCATTTCGACGCTGATCACGTTGTTGGTGCGAATAGAGATACTTCGTTTGCCATTGATGGCGACGAAATTGAACTCTTGATTGATGGCGCGGCTTGGCTGCTCGATTTTGTGTCGGGAACTTTCACCATCCGGCCCAAAGGCCCCCAGCCCGGCGGCGCTGTCGAGATTCTCCGGCGCCTTGGGGTGTAGGGGCAGGGCCCCTACGGCAAGCGCCTCACACGCGCTGGTGAGGCCTCGACCCACGGCTCATGTAGACCACATTGGACCGCTCGGCGTCGGGACCAAATACGCCCGCGCCCAACCGCCGTTCTCTGCGGATTCTGAGCGCTTCGCCAAGGTAGATGACGCTGGATTTCGTTGTAGCAGAGGCCCTTCGGAGCGGTACCGATCGGGTGGCCACCTCGGCGCGGGCCTCGGCCATCATCACAGGCCATGTCGCCGGGTTCCAGCTGGCGGCCTTCGGGAGTGAACATGTGGCGGGCAAGAGCCGAGCCAAAGCCATAGCCATTGCCAAGCAGAACCGACGAAAGCGGCCCAGCGGCGGATCCTGCTCCGGGTACGTCACATTTCGCATAATGTATACAGCGTGGCCGAATCAACAGCCGCCACCGTTGCGTGATGCACCGACTGCACGGCCGCGTGAGCAGGGCCGGGGAGGGCAATCCCCACCGCGAGGCACAAGGCCATTGCGGTCGCGGCCAGCTTGCGCCAAACGGCCTTTTCTTCCCGGCTGACAGCACGCGCCTCGCCAACAATCCCCAGGACTCGTGCCAACGGCAGGCCAGTAAGCCCGGCCAAAGTTGCGCACATCACTGTGTCCGGAAGCGAATAGCCGGATTTCCAGTTCGCAATTGTTCCGCGTGACACGCCGAGCTGGCGCGCGAATTCCGCGTCACTGTTGACGTTCAGCGCCTTGCGAGCTGCGTCGATGAGGTCCGTAACGGTCTGCACTGTTCAACCCTGTTGACACCCTTGTTCAACCCCTTTATACATTGCCTTGCGTTCAACGGCGTTGAGCGCACCCGCCACCGGCACCCCAAGGCCGCTGGCGGGTTCCCTTGGGGGCTTGGGGTAGGGGAACAGGGATGATCGATCCGCTCATTACCTTCGCGCTGCTGGCAGCGGTCGTGGCCGTGTCCATCGGCGGCGCACGCATTGTTTCGTGGCTGCTCGACCGGCGTGATTACACCGCCTCGCAGCAGTCCCGCGAAGCCCAGGTGCTCGCACTCGCAAAGGCTGAGATTGCCGCTACCAAGCGTGGCGATCTGCTGGCCGCTGCCCGCTTCGCTGAGCAGCAGGAGGCCGTCCATGGCTGATTTCTTCCGCGATCCGCTGGTCGTCTGTGTCGTTGGCGGCGTGCTGCTCACGGGCCTGTATTGGTCGCTGGTGTTCGCCCTGCGCCGGAAGGGTGTTTGCAATGGCCGGTGATCGCGCGGTGCTGGCCGAGTCGGGACTCCCCTCGTCTAACAGGGGAGTCAGTGAATTCAGCAACCCCGAGGGAACCCTGACGGTCGGCATTGACTGGTTCTCCGCTTCAGTGGATCTGTTCGTCGCACTGCGTGAGACGGGTTTCATGGACGGCGACGCACAGGACGAAATTCGTGAGTGGATCGACGCCAGCGCCGATAACGCGCGCGTGGCTGCATTGCAGATCTTCTGCTGGTTCTTCGCTGGCCTTGGCCTTGAACTGGATGACGCATCCAACGGCGGAAAGTTCTACACCTGGCGCGTCAAGATCATCAATGCGGCGAAGGAATTCGTCGGGATGATCGAACTCGGCGGCGAACACTGCCGCCGTGCCGATGGCACGTATACCGCCCGCATTGAACTGACCGGTGACGGCTGCAAGGTAATAGGCGCAGCGCGCTGCGGCCATGCGAAGCGGTGGCTGGAGCTTCGAGCGAAGCTCGAAAGCTGCGCCGGAAGGATCACCCGTGTGGACGTGTGCGCCGATGACTTGGTGGGCAATTACCCGCTGCGCCTCGCACAGAAGTGGTACGCGGATGGTGAGTTCGACAATCGTGGTCAGCGCCCCAAGGCGCAAACCATTGATGATCACGACAGCGGTGACGGAAAGACGTTTTATGTCGGCGGAAGGAAGTCGGAAAAGCAGCTGCGCGTGTATGAGAAGGGCAGGCAGCAAGGCCACAAGAAGTCGCCATGGGTGCGCTATGAGGCGCAGTTCCGCAATTCGCAGCGCAAGGAAATCTCGCTCGACATTCTCCGCGACCCGGCCTCCTACCTGCTCGGCGCCTACCCGGTTCTGAACTTTCTCAACTGCGTTGCCACGCGGCTTGAAATCACGAAAGCCGCTGTTGATGCGACGTGGAAAAGCGCACGCCGCCATCTGCGTCGTCAGTACGGCGCAACGCTGGCCTTCATCGTCAAGCACTGCCCCGACGCCGAGTCGTTGAAGGCGGTTATCGAATCCTGCACCTCGCCAAAGCTGCCGGGGTGGGCAACAGGGGATACAGCAGCGCATTGGCCCGAAATCGCGGCCGTACAACCAACCCAAGAGGGGTAACACATGAGCGTCAAGGTCACCGTCCTGAAGAATGAAGTCGATGAACGCGGCGGCAGCTTCAAGAACGATGCTGGCGACAACGTCGAGTACACCACGCGCAAGCAGAAGGCCAAGCTCGAAACCGGTGGTTTCGCCTATCCGTTTGACGTGCGCCTGGACAAGGGCCAACCGGGCTACCCCGAGGGCGAGTACGAGCTCGATATCGAGTCCATGTTGCAGGTCAACAAGGGCGTCGCGTCGCTGAGCAAGTTCACCGTCCTGCGCATGCTGCCCAAGGCTGCACCGCGCGCCGCAGCGCAGGGCTAAGCCATGGCCGTGTGCGTGTCTCTTACTGCTGAGGGGACGCTTGTACCCACCGGGGAGCCTGCATCGCAGTGTGGTGGGTACGTGCTTGTATCAGCGGCAGAGCATGCACAGGCCTCAATCCTCATCGATCTGTTCCAGTGGCCGGAGCCTGAGGTGGCCACTGGTTGGTTCTCGGGGGTGTTCACGCTGGTGCTTGCACTGAACGTGCTGGGCTACCTCGTTGGCGCTGTCGTGAAGTCGGTCAGTACAGATCGGGATTGACCACCCCACCTAACGCGCGCAACGCGCATCACAGAAGGAGTAGTGCAATGGATTTCGGCGAAATTCTCACCGGCCTCGCAGCGGCCAGCGCCATCAGCGCAATCATCGGCGCAGGTGCCATCAAGGCGGGCCCGGGCTTCGCTCGCTGGGCTACCAACAAAGTCGCGACCTTCTTCCGCTGATCGCGGAAGAATCGTGACGGGGAGGGGCTGGGAAACCGGCCCCGATTCCTATGCAGACACAGCCCGATGACGTCAACACTGATGAATGCCAGGACGACTGGTGCCCCGAGTGCGGCGGTGATGACGTGATCGTGTTGGACGACGGCAGCCTGTGGTGTACGGAGTGCCGCATCGTCATCGACTACTAGGGGTAGACGATGGATTTCAGCGGGGTTTTTCTTGGCCTGTCGGTGGCGCAAGTCGTGGCCGCGATCATAGGTGCCGGCACCCTGATGGCGCTCCCATGGTTCGGGCGATGGTGCGTTGACAAGGTCGCCGGGTTCTTTGAGGACCGCGAGGATCTCGACGCCGACGAACATGCGGACGATGAGGCGGGCGATGTTGAAGAGGCCGTATGTGCTGACAGCGGCCATGACTATGACGACGGCGAATGCGTGATCTGCGGCGCATCGGAAAGGGAGGAATAACGATGCTTGTGTGCATGGTGTTCGCGTTCATTGGTGGACTGGCCGGTCATGCGGTCGCCCTGGCATTCAACGAGGCGAGCCAGTGATTCGCTTAATGGCTCTTGCCATTGTCGCTGGAGGCCTACTCTTCGCGAGTGGATTGGCACATGCCTCTGAGCCGTGCCGATCTCCAGACGAGTGCGATCAGGGGCAGGCTTACGCTGCTGCCTCGGACTATTCCGAACGCACAGCAGCAGGGCGTGTTGGCATGCAGGCATGCGTTATCGAGAAGGACAGCTCAACCATCGTTGGCGGGATCACTGGGTCTACGTGCGTTCCTAGCTATCAGACCGTTGTGCAGTCTTTCTATTTCAAAGGGGCGTGCTCCGCCCGCCCTGAGCAAACCACGTGGAGAGGGCCCGGTCCGGGTGGGGTGGGCAGCGTCTGTCATGACGGTTGCGCCTATGGCGGTTCGGTCTACGCGGGATCACCAATCGGTATCCTGTTCGTTCCAACAGGCGGCGTATGCACGACCAACGATCATCCTTCACCCACCACGCCTGATCCGGGAGAGGGCGGAGGCGACGGCGGCGGCACCGATCCGGGTGACGGTGGCGGTGATGGTGGTGGGGACGGCGACGGCGGCGGTGATGGTGGCGGCGACGGTGGCGGCGATGGTGGCGGCACTGGCCCGGGCGACGGCGACGGGGATGGAGACTGCACAGATCCCAACGGTTGTACGGGAACTGGCCCGGGGCCGGGCCCGGGAACAGGCGAGGGCGGTGATGGTGGCGATGGTGGCGCGCCGGGGCCTACCACGGGGCGCCTTTACAAGAAATCCGGCAAGACGGTGCAGAAGGTCCTCGCCGAGTTCAAAACGGCCATTGAGGGCGCCCCGATCCTGTCGAAGGTGAAGGGCTTCTTTGGCAGCTGCACTGGCGGTGGCAGCTGCCCTACGGCGACGTGGGATGGTGGGCAGTATGCGGGCAAGTTCGATCTGGGCGCCTTGTGCAGTGGCCCGCTACTGCAGCTGTTTCAGTACGCGGGGTTCGTGTTTCTTGCAGGTATGGGCATCGTCGCACTGAGGTGGGCACTGCTATGAAGAGAAATCACCTGACCGTGCTGTGCGCGGGACTAGCGGTATTGGCGCTGTCCGCTTCGTGGGCCTACGCCGATGGAGTGGGGCCGGTCACAGCAATCACCACCTGGGCAAAGGAGCAGATCACCTCACTATGGGCCGACTTCTCGGACTTCATGACGGACCTGCAAATTGACTTTGTTGAACTGGTTCTGTCGTTCGTCAAGGCCATCGTGTATCTGATCCCGGCGCCGGATTTCCTCTCGCAAATCAGCTTCTGCGCGATGCTCAACTCAGCAGGGCCGTGGACAGCATTCATCGTCGCCCAACTGCGCGTTGGTGAGGCCATAGCGGTTCTCACTGCAGCACTTGTATTCCGCCTTGTGCGGGTGTTCCTCACCTTGTTCCAGTGGACCTAACGACATGATCTTCGGCCATGAAGGGCTGCCTCGCAGCGGCAAGAGCTACGAGGCGGTGCTGCACCACATCCTGCCCGCGCTACGAGCGAAGCGACACGTCTACGTACGTCTGAACGGGGTAGGGGAGAGTCTCGACAAGATCGCAGCACACTTGGGGTTGCCCGAGGATGAGGTGCGCGAACTGGTGCACGTCATGGGCGACAAAGAGGTGGTTGAATGGTGCGTGTGCGACACGGATAACGACGGCGCTATCTCGTTCCCACACATCGAGAAGCACGCCTTGATCGTGATCGATGAAGCGCATGAATACTGGCCGACCAATCGCGCCAATCTGCCCGAGCGTGCCGCGAATTTCTTCGCCAAGCACGGCCATATCAGCCTGGACATGGTGATCATCTCGCAGGACTGCAAAGACCTGCACCGCCTCATCATTCGCCGCATGGCGAAGAAGAACACGTACACCAAGTTGGATGCGCTCGGTTCGGATCAGCGCTACTCGGTGCGGTTCTTCGCGGCCACCGGCACGGGTAAGTATGAAACGGTTGGCACGGAGGTTCGCAAGTACGATCCGGCCATATGGGAGCTCTATCACGGCGTGCAGCCGGGCATTGAATCTAACGAGGTCTACAAGGGGAACACCCGCACACTGTGGAAGACCATGCGTGCACCGGCAATTCTGATGGTGCTGGCGCTTGTTGTTGGTGTGTGGATGCTTGGGAGGTTCTTCTTTGCAAGTGGTACCACCGGTGATGGCGGAAATCTGAAAGAGGTTGTCGCCTCGCAGAAGGCCGCTGTACCGAAGATGGCGCAGCCGCCCGGCGCTCAGCCGGCCACCGTGGTCACCAAGGCCGTGGAGGCTTCGAAGTCGAAGGAGAAGCTTCCGGCAGGCGTGCAATACATCCTTGATATGGCGGCAAATGCCAGGGCCCGGCACGCTGGCTGGTACGGGCATCGCGATATCGTTGAGTTCCGAGCATCAGGAGGCGGGCAGGTGCTGGATCGATTCACCACGGAGCAACTGTGGGCGCTGGGCTGGTCTGTCAAAAGGACCGAATTTGGCGTACTGCTGAGTGCTCAAGGTCATGAGATTATCGCGACCACTTGGCCCGTCGACCCGTTCGGCGAACAGTCCGATTCGACCACTGAGCGCATAAGGGCTGCGGCGGGGTCGCCTGTGACGAGCGCGAGCGAGACACAGCCGACCACCGCCGCGGCGAACGGAAGCACGTTGATTGCAGTTGGTAAGCGCCCGCTGGGTACGTTCCCCGAGACGCCGCCATATCCTTCGACACTCTGATAATTGTGACGCATCACGGGAGCCATCCGAATGAGATAATATGCTCCGAACCGTGGGGGGCGAAATGGACATTCGATCAGGCCTAATCCTGTCTCTAGTGCTGCTGGCAGCCCCCTTGTATGCGCAGCAAATGCGCTCAGCCACAGGGCCGCAGCCAGCTCCCAGGCACGAACCTCCAACGCCCACGGCTAGCAACCTCGGCGCGGAGCCGCTCAAGTGTCAACAACATATCGATCCGCGAATCCGGCTCTATTGCGCTGAGGTTGAGAAATCGCTGATCCAAGGCGAGGCGCGTCGGCAAGGAATACCGACACCATCGAGCGAAATTGTTCGCCTGCCAACCTATGGCAGCGCAGACGCGAAGCGGCTGGGTGTTGCCTGTATGGGCGGAACGGCGATGCGCCGACTGAGCAATGGGTGGGAACAGCTGCGAAATGCCAAGGGCGAATGGCTGCGCTGCCAAGAAGCTTGATGATCCAGTTAGAATTTCCAACGCGCTGCGATGGGGAAAGATGTATGTCAGATGTTATTGATGGCGTCGCCATGCTTGGGACGATCGTTTCGCTAGGGATTGCGTACAGGGCATTGAAATTGTCCACTGCAGCCAACGATAGGCAACAGGAGCTTTCTCTTGCACAGGTTCGGCCATGGATAGTGATGAATGGTCCATGCGAGCTCAATCGAGCACTGGCAAAGGATCAGCCGGTCAGCTTCACACAGAAGATCGAAGTGCTTGGCAGTCAACCAGCAGTGCGTATGCGCACACAGTCCTGGTGGAACCTAGTAACGGCCGGTGAAGCAGCAGAGCACTGCGGACTTGAGCGCTTCAAAATTCAACGCCGCGTCGGCGAAGGCTCTCTTATTGCTCTTGCACCGGGTCAGAAGTACCACATCCTCAATAGCCCAGACATGCTCGCGATTTCGCAGGGGGAATTGGAGCTTATCGACAGCGGGACTCACGCCATTCGAATAGTGATTGTGATCGAGTATGAAAGTGCATCCAGCCCCGGCACAGTTTTTCGGAGCTCCACGGCAGTTATCGGCAGAAATGCGAGCATTCATGCCCATGGCCGTGACCTTATGCTGCAACCAGCAAAGGATGGACTCCACTTGCAGTAGACCGGGGTGTAGGGGCGGCGCCCCTACGGAAGCGCCTCACATGCGCTGGCGCGGCCTCGGCCCACGGCTCATGTAGACCACATTGGACGGCTCGGCGTCGGAGCCGGATACACCCACGCCCAACCGCCGTTCACGGCGAATTCTGAGAACATCAGCAAGGTAGATAACGCTGGATTTCTTTGTGGCAGAAGCCTTTCGGGGCGGCAGCGATCGGGCGACCATCTCGGCGCGTGCTTCGGCCATCATCAGCCGCCATTCCCGGGCAATGTTGCAGGTCAGCGACCACCAGGCCATGTCGCCGGGCTCTAGCTGGTGACCTTCAGGGGTGAACATGTGGCCGCCTTGAAAGCCGAAACCGGCCCAAGAGCCGGCTAGGTCTATGCGGTCGTGGGGATCAATCTTGATCAT